TATTGGTGGTAATATGAGTTTAACTTCTGCAAATAATGATATGGTTTCTTTAACTAATTCTACTGCTGCTTCAAATGCAAATATTAAATTTGTTAATAATGCAACTTCAAATGCTTTCATAGGTATTGGTGGAACTTCTACAGCAACTTTAAATACTTCTTACGCAAATAATTTATTTCTTCATGCTGGATGTAATATTATCATTAATGCAGGTAATAATACAATTACTAATAAACCTCATTTTTATATTAATAGTACTGGTAATATTGGTATTGGAACTACTGTACCATCTTTATATAATTTATTTGCTTCAGGTGTTTGTGGTTTTGAAGCAAAACAACCAGGAGCTCCGGGTTCAGGAACAATTGGAACAGATGGAATGGCTATTGTCATATATCGAGGTTCAACTAGTGCTGAATCTATGGCATTTGGATATGCAAATGCTCAATTGTGGTATAATGCTCCAAGTGGAAATTCTCATATTTTTTATGTTGCTGGGTTATCAATTGCAACTATCAACAGTTCTAGTTTAACTATAACTGGTAATTTAAATTTAACTTCTGCTAATAATGATATGGTTTCTTTAACTAATTCAGCAACTGGCGCTAATGCAAATATTAAATTTATTAATAATGCAACTTCAAATGCTTTCATAGGTATTGGAGGAACTTCAACTGCAATTTTAAATACTTCTTATGCAAATAATTTATTTCTTCATGCTGGATGTAATATTATCATTAATGCAGGTAATAATTCAACTACTACAAATCCTCATTTATTTCTTGATAAAAGTGGTAATGTTGGTATTGGAAGTAGTGCTCCTCAATATAAATTAGATGTTAATGGTAATTCAAGAGTTTATAATGGTTCTGGTACTACTGACTTTTATATTGGTAATGGTAGTGCTACTGCTGCTTTAAATTTTTGGGATATTGGTGGTGCTGCTTGGAGAATATATACAACATTAGGTAATTTACTTTTTACTAATGGTACTACTAATGGATCTTTAGTGGAAAGAATAAGAATTAATTCATCTGGATATGTTAGTGTTGGAAGTAATATTTTTCCTGGAAGTAGTTGTGTTATTAATGCTAATTCAGCTAATTATGCTACTCCTAGAATAACATTAACTGGAGCTGAATATTATACGCCATATAATAATTCATCAGAAGGTATTGCTTTAATAATTGGTGTAAATAGAGCTACAAATCGACAATTATGGATTGGTGATACTGCAAATTTAGGTTCAAGTGCAAATAGTAATATTGTTAGAATTATTCCGGGTTATAATGGTGCAGCTTCTACAATAGATGCTAATTCTACAACTGGTTCAAATCCTACACCATTAAATATTGGTTCTTCAACTACTCTAACAACATTATTTGGTTCTGGAATTTATTGTGCAAATAATGTTGGTATTGGAACATCTGGAAATTTAACTTCTTATAATTTAAATGTTTATGGAACTATTGGAGTTTTAAATAATAATAATGTTACTATTGGAACAGGTGCATCTTATATAGGAGGTAATATTAGTTTAACTTCCGCTAATAATGATATGATTTCATTAACTAATTCTGCAACTGACGCTAATGCAAATATTAAATTTATTAATAATGCAACTTCCAATGCCTTTATTGGAATTGGTGGAGCTTCAACTGCAATTTTAAATACTTCTTATCAAAATAATTTATTTCTTCATGCTGGATGTAATATTGTTCTTAATGCTGGTGCAAATACAAGCACAACTAATCCTCATTTATATCTTTCAAAAGCTGGTAATGTTGGCGTTGGAACTATTCCTGTTAATAATGCAAATTTACATATTTATGGTAATTACGGTATTGTACATTCTGGTCCAAATATAAGTTTAGCAACAATTGATACTAATTGTTTTGCCAATAGTACGATATATAATGCTTTTGCAGGAGATACTAATATATATTCCTATTGGGGTGTATCTGTAAATTTAAATAATGCAGGCGTAGATCCAAATAATAATTCTGGAAACGCAAGAATACCAAATTCGGCATCTTTTACAATTAATCAAAAAGCAATTGGTGGAACTGCAACTACCGCTTTTACAAATTTATTTACTGTTCGTCAAAGTGGTAATGTTGGTATTAATAATATAACTGATCCAAAATATAAATTAGATATTAATGGTGATACATTATGTAGAAATGGTAATAATAGTACTGCTTTTACAAATAATCAATTATTATTTGGATGGGGTGGAGTTAATCAATATATGCATTCTATAAAATCTAGACATAATGCAGGAAATGGTGGTGATAATACAAATGCAATCGATATTTATATATGGAAGTATAGCAAAGATACTACAAATTTAACAACTCCTGCATCAGCACAAGTTATGACTATTACTGGCTGTGGAGTAGGTATTGGTACTACTAATCCAGCACCACAACCAGTTCAACCAGTTGCTTCAACTTCTAATTATATGTTCCAATTGAACGGAAGTATGAGAATTTGTAGTGGAATTGGGAATGGTACAGCAAGACCAGCAGTTAGTAGTACTCCTGTTATGGGTGAAATAAGAGGAACAGGTGGATCAGTCTATGGAGGTGATGATGGATTTTTAAGATTATCTGCAGGCGGTGATACGAATGGAGTATGTACGTCATTTATTGATTTATCTGGGTATATGGCAGATCAAAATAGTGATAGATATCAAAATATAACTTTTGGAACATCTCAAACTGAAAGAATGAGAATTCTTGCCGGTGGTAATGTTGGTATAGGAACAATTAATCCAAATGGTAAATTACATATTTATGAATCTACTGGTAAAGATGCAAGTGGAACAAATGGTTCGTTGATATTAGAACATGGTAATGCAGGTGGTATTTCATCTATTACTTTTAAATCTACTGCAAATCCAGGCAGTGATATTGGATATATTAAATTTATTGATAATGTAGGAAGTACACTACCTAATAATTATACTAATTTAAATTTTTTTGGAGGTACTGCTGAATGCGCCGCATTAGTTATTGGTTGTGAAAATGATTTAGCTGTTGGCGCTGGTCCAGATAGTGTAATAATAGCACCAGCAGGTAATATAGCATTAGCGCCAACAGGAACTGGGCCAATATATATAAAAAATAATGTAGGGATAGGTGTTACAAATCCTGGTAATTTATTAAGTGTTAATGGTAATATTGATACACAAACTATAACTATAAATACACCTTCTTCACTTGATGCTATTAATGCTTTCTGTTATACTAATTATATTAATAATACGAATGGAGCAAATAAAAATGTTAATTTAATAAATGTTTTATGTTATACTACAGGATTAGCAAAATCAACTGTATTAAATTGTGTTGTTGCTGATGGTTTTAATGGCATAGATACTATAATTACACTTGCTTGTGGTTCAGGTGCTAATTCAGGTGTTAATAATTCTAGTAGAATTGTATTAGATGGTTCATATGCTACGAATATATCAAAAGGATATTATGCATCTACTATAAATTTTGATAGTATAAATTCGAGTGGCACATGGGTTACAAATATGACTATTACAGGTGTTAATGCTTGTGTTGGTATAGGAACTACTTCTCCGGCTGTTAAATTACATGTTGTTGGACCTATTGTTGCAACTAGTAGTATAACTGCATATTATTCTGATATTAGATTAAAAAATATTACTTCTAATATCAATAATTCTTTAGATATTATCAATAGTATTAATGGTTTTTATTATAAACCTAATGAATTAGCAAAACATTTTGGATATACTAATGATAAAGAAGAAATTGGATTAAGTGCACAAGATATTCAAAAAGTACTTCCTCAAATAGTTAAAATAGCACCATTTGATATGATAAGAGATGAAAATGATGAAATAAAATCAAAATCTGGTGAAAATTATTTAACAATTGATTATGAAAGAATAGTTCCAGTATTAGTAGAAGGGATAAAAGAATTAAATAAAGAAATTCAAAAATTAAAATTAGATAATATTCAATTAAATAAGAAATTAGATGATTTAATTAATTATTAACCATATATTTTATAATATAATGTTCCACTTGTAAAACCACTATTGCTAAAATAAATATAACATGCACCATTTCCATCAAATCCCCACGAAGGGTTCATATAAGTAGTTCCTGAACTAGGATAAGCATAATCTGTTGTAATACCTAAAATACCTCCATAACTATTATTAAGTGCATTTCCATAATTTGGTGATAAATATGCTCTACCATTCCATACATAAGTAAATGAACCATTCATTGATATTGCAGCAGAAATCGTTAAATAAGAGTATCCTAAATAATACCAATCATTTATAAACATAAAAAAACCAAATACATTTGGTACATTTGATATTGTTTTACTTTGATATGTAGTTGATAAACTACTGCATAAAAAACGATTTCCTTTTACATATCCAGAATTTATAGAATTACCAGAACATCCTATATCACCACCAACAGTTAATAAACTTCCCGGATTTGTAACACCTATCCCTACATTATTTTTTATATATATTGGCCCAGTTCCTGTTGGCGCTAATGCTATTTAATTTTAAAAAACTAATAAATAAATGACAAAAACTTTAAATTTTTGTCACTCATATCACAACAATTCTTTCTAGAAAATGCCGCGACTTTTCATATACATATCGCGCTGATGTTTTAATCGCGCAATTATGGAACTTCGAATGCGTATCTCTTCAACGTTTTGATTTATTTTTTTATTGCTTTCATTCGAAGAAGAACGCCTTTCAATCTCGGCAATAATCATTTGTTCAAGAGACATCGTTTCTTGGTAATTAAATTTTTTTTATAAGAATATCATTTTTATTAATATTATAAAAATTTCAAGACAAAATAAAATATTATCTTTTAAAAAAATAAGAATGGTAGAGAAAAATAAAGATTTCAAAGAAATATGCGAATATGATTGTTTTCATTTAGTAAATAATAAAAATAGATATTCATATTTATCTTTAATATTTGAATAATTGAATAAATCAATTTTTATTTTATAAAAAAATAAGATAATTCATTAAAATTTAAATTATAATTATTATAATAATATGGTAAAATCTAAAAAAAATAAATCACTCTCAAAAAAAGGCGGTAATCAAGAAATTCTTCAATTATTGAATATTGAAGCAGAAATAATTGATGATAATATTGTAAAAAAAGAAAATAATAATTATTTTAAAACATTTAAAAATGATTATGATTTACAACAAGGTAATGATTTTTTTAATAATAAAATTAAAGAAATTATTTATAGTGACCCTAAACCAATTGATGATTATCCAGAATTAGTAAAATTTATTCTTGATAATAAAAAAAAAACTATAATAAAAAAAGAATTTACTGTTTTGAAAGGTAATAAATATTCTATTGATTGCACATATCACGATTATAATAAAGAAATTGTATTAAATTATGAATATAATTTTTTTAATAATATTGATAATTTAATTAGAACGATTGAAAATTTTAATAATTTTATATTATTAATGAATGATCAACATTCTATAACCAATATTGAAGATTATTCTAAAAAATTAATAGATAAAAATAATCATTATGAGCTTGGAACTTATGCGGATCCTAATAATGGTGAATTAATAAAGACATTAAATAATTTATTCTTTAATTCTATTTCATTAGAAGATAATATATATTGTTATAAATGTTTTACTAACGCAAATAAATTAAAGGATCATATTAATCACATAACATATTTTAATATATTTTTTGCGGATGCATATCAAGAATATACGCGTACTCCTGATGATTCATCTGATAAATATATATATAGAATAACAATAATGAAAGGTTCGAAAGTATTATTTTATGATAAATATATTATTATATCATCAAATTCATATGTATTTTTTAATGATAATGATGGAGATAAATTTATAAATCAATCAAATAATATTAATTTACCATATGATATATATCCAAATAAATCAACATTTAAATCAATTGATGTAATAATTAGGAATAATATATATTCTATTGAAAATAGAAATATATCAGAATATCTTAGTCTTAATGATACTAATAAAAATCTAGTTATTGCGTTTCCTTTAAAAATTGAAAAAGATGAATTAAAAATATCATATCCTAATTTTAATAATGAATTAGAAAAAATAATATTAGAAAATCATCAAGGTATTAAAGATTTTTTTTTAAATAAAAAAGATAATACTTTTCAGGATTATAAAAATATTAATGAGAATAGTGAAATTTCATTTTTTCAAGAAAATGAAAAATTTTCATTTATTGCAATTCTTCATCCAAAATTTGAAGATATTAATGTTATTATTCAAAATGAGAATATGGAACGATATGAAATTTTTTATTGGTATTATTATAATATTTATAGCAATTTTAACAATAAGTTAGGAGATAATGTTAAAGAATTATGTTTATTTCCTATATTAGTTCCAGATGAATATAAAGAATATAAAAATGATATTTATAGTGATTTAGTTAAAATATTTTTTTATTTAAATATTGAATTTAATATTAATCCAAAAATATTTTTTCACGAAGATGATAATTTTCAATTATTTAAAAAAACTATTGAATACTATAATAATAATTGTATAAATGTTGAAAAAAGAAAATTAAATTTTAACAATGACAGTTGTTACATGGATTGTTTTTTTTATATATTATTTAATACTAAAAATAAATTTATTGAAGAATTTATATTAAAAGCACCAGTGACAATATGCGTAAATAATGATAATAGAAATGAATTACATAAATTAGGAAAAGAAATTCAAAAAAAATTAATAGAAATTTATAATTTTTTTAATAATAAATATTCAGAAGAAAATACTTGTGATAAATTAGGAATAAGAAAATTATTACAAAAATATGAATGCTTATATAATAGCAACGAGTATATAGAAGATAGAAATACACGGGCTGAACATATAAAAAAAAAATATATATTTGAACATGGAGAACAACCTATATCTTTACTTTTTAACATTTTATATTTGATATTTGATATTCCCAATTTTATATCTGCAACAGCGATAGATGATAATTTATTTACTATAGATAATTTTTCTATTATTAATATAAGAAACAATTTTACTAATTATGCTTCTATTATTAACAATAATATTAAAATAAAAATACCAAATATATATATTAATATTGAAAGAGATATGACAATACCAAATACTGATGATAAAGGTTTTGAAACAGTCGCGCAAAAGAGAAATGTTGATATTATTAAACCAACAGAAACAATTGATATAAATAAAACTAACAATAAATTATATTTAAATTCTATACTTATTCATATACCACGAGAAGACAATCCATCTAATGGACATTATGTATTATTATATAAATGCAATGATTATTGGTATGAATATGATGATATTAATAATATTAATGAAAAAATTGGTATATTTAGTAATCTTACTAGTAATCTTACTAGTAATGAAATATATACTAGAAATATTGTTGGATTATATTATACTCAATAAAATTATATAAGGATATGAATAAATTATCCTTAAATAAATGTTTTATAAAACCCAAGATAATATGCCAAGTAGAAATAGATTAATATTGGGAACATCTTCTTTTTGGATTATTAATTTAATTTACCATTCTTACATTCGTCAATTATATTTTCAGACATTATTATTATCATCTATAACTATCATTTCGCCTTTATTCTGGTATTATTATATAATTAATTCATTTTATCATAAATTAGATACTTATTTATCTGTTTTAGTCTTAGTTAATTTAATTACCTCAAATTCTTTTATTTATTATCTTGATTTATTATTTATGATTAAATTTTATTATTTGAGTATTATTTTTACAAAAAGACAGAATTATAATATTCAATTGGGATGTCATTTGATATTTAGATTATTCTTTTATAAAATGTTAATGTCAAATTTAAATTTAAATTTAAATAATTATAATATTAATTATGATATTATTAAATATATATAAAATAATTTATTATTATTTTTTATGAATTATGATAATAATAATAAATTCAGATATAATTATTTATTATATTCAATAGAAACTATGATAATTATAATTATTTAAATATTTAAATAATTAAATAAAAAAGCAATATTAGGAAAAATTATTATATATTAAATATAGAGAATGGCAAGTAAATTTGATTATATTCAACAAATTAAAAATGAAAAAATGAAAAAATTAAAAAATATTATTCTGAATTATATAATTATGATTTTAAAGATGCATATTTAATGAAATTAATCGAAAAATATACTGATAATAAAGATTTAAAGTGTTCGCTTTTAGAATATATTAATAAAAATTATGAGAAATCTATTGAAAATTTATGGAATTTTTATTATTACATAATAAATATTTTCAATCAATACGATTTTGATGATGATAATATCTTTCAAATTGAAAATTTTTACAAAATAATATTTAATTTAATAATGAATATTATTGATTGTAATGAAAAAAATGATATTTTATTTGGAAATACTACAAATATTATAAATGAAATGATCTTATTTTATGAAGAGGGTAATAACGTAGCAATGATGCTTGATCATAATAATATTAAACACGTAATAATGCCTAATAATATTAGATTATATTATTTTAAAATTTATAAAAAACTTAAAAATTTTTCAAATTTACAATCATCAGATATTAAGATTTTTTTAATGAAAATTTATAAACATAAATCAATAGAATTAAAAAAAGAGATAAATTATCTTTTTCATTATATTCATTCATTAAAGGTTGATAATAATGATAAAATTATCGAAATAAATAAAATATTAATATATTTTATTAAAATTTTTAATATATTATTAAATAATAATGATAATAATATTATTTATTCATTTAATAATAGTAATGGAAATAATGTAATAATATCAAATTTTACAGTTTTATTAACATTCTTATTATTATATAAAAAATTAGATTTTAATAAATATTCTCAAATTCATATTACTAAAACTCAATATATTGATTTATTAGAAAAGATAAATAATGAATTAAAAGAAAAAAATTTAAATGATATAAACTTTATTAAAGAAATAATTGATAATATTAGAAATGATCGTATTTATATAGAAACAAGCGAAAGAATAGAGAGAGAAAAAAGAGAAAGAAAAGAGAGAGAAACAAGCGAAAGAATAGAGAGAGAAAAAGAGAGAGAAGAACAAGAAAAACGTTTAAAAATAATTAGAGAACAAGTTGAAAAAATAAATAGAAATACTAAAAATCAACAAAAAAATAGATTAAAAGAATGGTTTTCTGGGGTATATAATAAGGGTGGAAATATCAATGAATTTATTAATTATAAATTAAAAAATAAAATATATAAGAGAAAAATAAGATATGATGAAAAAAATAAGAAATATATAATAATAAATAAAAAGAAAATTTATATTTAACTTTAAATAATTAATTTTATTTTATTTTATTAATAATAAATAGTATTATGAAAAATAATAAATCTAAAAAAATAGGTGGTCGTGGTAGTGTGCAAAATAACAATGGAACATCAATTCAAGATATAATATTACTAGATAATTCATTTAATAATCCATTGAGTAAAACTAGCCCATTAAAAAATGATTTAAGTAAGAAAACCATACCAATTAAAAATTTAAGTCGAAGTGATATAATAAACAAAATTATAGATACACAAACAATAAATGATAAAAAATATCAAAATGTATTTAAAATACAACAAGAAAATCCTATTGTTTATAAAATAAATCATCTAAAATATATGAAAGAACCTATTATTATGACAGGGGATAATGATATGCCAGATGAAATGAAAATGCAAATAAATAATATTTTTAATAAATATAAAAAAACAAATAATGGTATATTATATTATAATAATGATAATGATGATGATGATATGAAAAAAGGTGGATCTACTTTTTCATTTATTGAAATGATAAATCCAAGCAGAAAAGAAGGACGAACTTATTTTAATACATTAAGCACTGCTTTTGATACAAATGAAGTTATTTTTACAGGAATTAATGATTATAGTAATAAATTAAATATATGTGATACTGATAATAATACTAAATATAATCAAGATGAGATTGATGGTGTTTTTATATGCTCTTGTTTAAAATCACTTTTTGATAAAGATAAATATCACAATATGGATAATTATTATTTATATATAACAGGTAATGATGATAGTTATTTTGATGGTAGTATAATTTCGGATGATTTACATAGATTAATAAAAGAAAATTATACATATTCAGAAGATATTAAAACAATTATTTGTGATAAAGATAAGAAATATAAGAAATATGAATTAAAAGATCCATATAAATTTATAAAGGATCCGGTATATAAAGATAAAAAAGAAATAAAATTAGATTTTTCTTATCATCAATATAATGAAGATATTGTAACTGCATATGAAAGAAATTATATTGAAAATTTTAAAAATTTACAAGAATTTTTAAAAAGACAAGAAATATACGTTAATGGTCTTTCATTAGCAAACAAAATAATTATTAATGATTATACTAAATTTGATTGTTTTCGATTTTATAAATCATATGTAAATTCATATACATTTGCAGATATTAGTTATGCAAAATATATTGATGGTCGTTGGATAAAAGATCATTATGTAGATGAAACCGATCGTGTTACTAATATAATATATAAAAAATTTTGTTTTGGTGATTCATTATACAAACAAATAATTGATGTTATTGGAATATTAGAATTTAACAGTATTATTCATGGAATAGATAAATCTAAAATCGATAATGACATTATAAAAGGTTCCGATGAATATATAAACGTTGTTAAAAGTCTTATTGAAAAAGAAGGAAGATTTTATAAAAACATTGATGATTATTGGTTAAATAACGAAAATGAGCGAAAAGATTATAATGAGATCAGTATTTTTGCTGATAAATTAGATAATGTAACTTGGCATTATATTATGATACAATTTATACAAGATTTAAATGAAATTATATCTAATGCACCCAGAACAATAACTCCTATTTACTGTTATAGAGGAACAACATTTGATTATGTTATTTTAAAAAAAAAAGAAGAAGTATTAGAAGATCATGCAGCAGTATCTGCAAATATAAAAATACCAGCAGGAACTTATACATCTGTAAGAATAGGTTCATTTTCAATAAATTTTAATGCATCAAAAGTATATACGGTTGATTATGAAGGAAATCATGGTAATATGTATAGAGTTACTATATTACCAAACATTCCTGTATTATATGCGGCATCATTATCATTTGCATCACACGAATTTGAATTATTACATGCTGGATATGCCGAGTTTACTAATAGAGGAGAAGTTCTCAAATCTTATAATAATAAAAATAATAAATGGGGAATTTTATCAAATGATGAAGAAACATTTAATAGTGTTGATATTACATTAAATCGATATAATAATAATATAAGTCCATTTAATGATACTGACAAAGTAAATAATGAAATTGCTATATATAGACGGCGTGAATTTGAGACAGATATTGGACAAATATTTAGACTTCAAATGATAGCACATACACTTGCAAATAAAACAAGAGAACGTATAATAATAAAAAGAATAAAAGAGAGCGATGAAGGAAGAAATTTTGATGATTTAACAGATCAAGAAAAAAAAGAAAAAATAAAAGAAAAGAAAAAAGAAATGGACAAAGAATCAATTCGCAATAGTATTAATGATTATATAAAAAAAATGTATGGTGATGATGAAACTGAAATATCAGATGAAGATAAAGAATATATAAAAACTATTAAAAACGAGGACCATATAAATTTTCTTGCAGAAGATCGTAATAATTTAGACGAGTTTTTAAAAAATAATACTCCTAAAATACGCAAAGGTGGTAAAAATATTAATGATAGTAAATATATTCATTATAAATTAAAAAATAAAGTATATAAAAGAAAAGTATATAAAGAAGGACGTAAAAATTATATAATAATAAATAAACAAAAGAAATTTATATAAGAACAATAATAATTTATCTTTAAATAGATTTTTATAAAACCCTAAAATAATATACCTAAGATAAATATATTAATATTGGGGACTTCTTCTTTCTGGATTATTAATTTGTTTTATTATTCATACATTCAAAAATAATATTTTTAAACATTATTATTATCATCTATAATTATTATTTCGCATTTATTTTGGTATTATTATAAAATTAATTATATTTATCATATATTGGATAATTATTTATCAATTGCATTTTTAATAAAATTATTATTATATTTTAATTATTATTTTGAATTAATATTTATGATAAAATTTTATTATTTGAATATGAATATAAATAATTTCATATAAATTATTTATAATATGATATTTGATAAAGTATATTAGATAATGTGTATGATTGATTATAACTAACATTTGTAAATGTATACATATACATTAGTAAATTAAAACTACCACTTGTAGGAATATTTCTAATATAATATGCTAATGTAGTACTAACATTATACATTTGTTGACTACTTACTAGTGTTACACTAGTATTTGGAGCAATTTCATAAGATACACTATTTCTATAACAATATATTGATGTTGTTGCTGACATATTAGTAACATTGGAAATAGTAAAACTTATATTTATACTATATATACTACTTATTCCAGATGGCATAGTAATACTTGTATTTACTGTGCTTTGCCAATTATTTGCACTATTTAAAAATATATTAAAAGTGCTAGTATTAGTTCCAGCTAAAGATAGTAATGGTTTATTAAAAGTACTTCCTAGAAAATTTGAAAATTTTATAATTCCATTCGATGGAACATTCCCAGAACTCATTCTAACATAAACTAACGAACTATTATTATAATAATTTGAAATTTTTTTAGTTGTATTAATGTCATTAAAATAACTTATTAAATTACTAAATTACTAAATTTTAATGTTTGTGTATTTGGTATAGTAAATGTTGATATTATATATAATAATAATTAATATTATTTTTATTATATAATTTATTTTTTATTACATAACTGCCAACCAAATAAATATCATCCTCAAATCATTTATAGATTTAAGAGAAAATATAATATCTATTCTCTTTTACCTAATAAGAAATTTGATAAACCAGCAGATTACTTGAATTATATAATTTATTCTCAAACTAATATGAAAGATTTGATTGAATATATAATGAATGTCTTTGTTAATAATTAAATTATTAAAACTAAACTTAAACCTTATTCTAAAATTATTAATCTTAACGCTTATAAAATCATATAAGAATAATATTTACGCCTATTATCAATATATAATTTTTTGATTTTTAATAAGGATAATTAAAAGCTATTATTACACATCCGGGATTGCCTGATTGTCCGTTTGTCTGATCATTCGAAAATCCTCTACCTCCACCACCATAATTATTTTGACCTAATCCATTTATACCACTATCAGGTACGCCTGGCCCCGCTGATCCTCCTGCGCCACCACCCGCATAATATACTGATGTTTGTCCATTTGTTATTATTGTTGAACTATAACCAATACCACCATTTCCATAACTAGTTACAACACCACCTGACACTGAAGCATTTACACCATTTCCACCTGCTCCTGCACCACCTCCAGAAACCCAACCCATGTCATAATAATAGCCTATACCACCTGAATAAGTTGACTTAGTACCATTTACAGTTGCTGATGTGCTCCCTCCATTTGCTGCATGATAAAAAGCTGCATATGTATATCCAGAATCACTTCCACCTCCTCCATTTGCTATTATCAAATCTGTACTATTATAAGTTATTTTTGATAAATTACCACTTACACCACCAGTTCCTAACACATCATAATTCATATAACCACTCCCACCTGCTCCACCTGATCCTACAGTTATATTATAAACTCCAGCATTAAAAATATATGATGAATTATAATAAATATTTCCTCCTGCACCACCTGAACCAGCAAAACCACCACCTCCTCCACCTCCTCCACCAACTACTAATACGGAACAAGAAATACTTACTGGAAATGTAATATTATTTGTACCAGTAGTAGATGTAAATATATAATAAAAATAATTTGTACCAACCCTTTTTAAATTATCATAAATACTATTAGATACAATTGTTGGAAAAGTATTATATGAAACAGCTATTATTACACACCCATTATTTCCTGATTGACCATTATTATAAGTACTCGAATATCCTACACCTCCACCACCATAATTGTTTTGACCTAATCCATTTGTACCAGAACCAGAAGAAGGATTTGTTCCTCCTACTCCACCACCAGCATAATATGTTGATACTCCTCCATTTGTTGTTATTGATGAACTATATCCAATACCACCATTTCCATAACTAGTTATTGTATTAGTTGATGGATTAGCATTACCATTTCCACCATTTCCACCTGCTCCTGCACCACCACCAGAAGCTAATAATTTTGGTGCACTAAAATAACCCGTACCACCATAAAAAGTTGATATAGAACCATTAACATTTGTGACACTTGGAGTTCCTCCATGTACGGCATAAAAATTATTTGCATTTTGAGAACAATAACCTCCACCTCCTCCATTTGCTATTATCAAATCTGTACTATTATAAGTTATTTTTGATAAATTACCATTTGTTCCTCCTGTTCCAGAAGGATTTGTTCCTGCTGCATTTCCTCCTGCTCCTCCTGAACCTACAGTTATATTATAAACTTTACCAATATTAAAAGTATATGATGAATTATAATTAATACTTCCTCCTCCACCACCAGAAGCATAAGGACCACCACCTCCACCACCTCCTCCACCAACTACTAATACAGAACATGAAATAGATAATGATAATGGAAATGTAATACTATTTGTACCACTAATAGATGTAAATGTATAATAAACATAATTATTGCCAATCATTGTTAAATTACCACTAACACCATTTGATATAATAGTTGGTAATGGATTAAAAGTATTTCTAAAATTAGAAAATTTCATTAATGATGATATAGGAATATTTAAAGTTGATATTGCTGTAATAGGAATATAAGTAGAATTTCTATAAAAACTACTAAATTTAAGATTATTTATTGATGTTCCTATAAATACACTTTTTATCATACTAAATTTTATTACACCTGTTTCTGGAATAGTACTCATATATATTTATAAATAATTTAAAAAAAATCTTTTAAATAAAATAAAATGACTATCTCTCAGACGCCACCTTTTACGGTTTAGGTCATTGGTATAAATTTGTTTTCGAAAAAATGGGTTGGATGATTTTACATAAAAGCGAACTTCAAATTACCGCATATAAAGAAAGTGTTGATAATTTAATAATTCATTTAATTGAGAAAAATAAAGAAGATATTAAAATTATGTTATATAATACAAGAAAATTAAAAATGTTCATAGATAAGAATTTATAAAGAAACAGATATAAAGATAATTTATTCTTATCTTTAAATATCTTTTATATTAAAAAAATGATATTGATTTTACTAATCTAACTAAATAAATTATAAAATGTCTAATATTAATAATGAAACTAATGATCATTATATTTATTTATTACAAGAAAGAGAATTCATTAAAACTAATGAACCTATTTATAAAATTGGCAAAACTAAAAAACCGTCTTTAACTAGACTTCAAAATTATCCCAAAGGGACAATATTAATATTTCAAATCAAATGTAAAGATTGTGATACTTATGAAAAAATATTAATTTCTATTTTTAAAGAAAAATTTATTCAACATAAAAATATAGGTAATGAATATTTTATGGGTAATTATTTTGAAATGATTAATGTTATATATAATTTAATATGGGAAAGAGATATTAAAGAAGGTATTGATAATACTATTGATAATAATAATGATAATAAATGTAGTAAATGTAATAAAAATTTATCATCAAAACAAAATTTAAATAAACATTTATTAATTTGTAAAGGTGTTTCTAATGCTCTCGAATGTCATTTATGTCATAAAATATTTAGTCATAGAACTTCAAAATGGAAACATTTAAAAACTTGTAAAAATAAAGATATTACATCCACTAATGTTAATGAATTAATAGAAACTAATAATAAAAATGAAAATGAAAATGAATAAATATTCAAGAAACTATTATAAAAATAATATTGAATGTCTTAAATCAAAATTTATAAATTTCTTTTATATAAGTAAGAATTTAAATATTTTTTAAGAGAAAATTATATATGACTAAGAATTCAATTATTTTTATTAAGAATTCAATTATTTTTATTTAGAATTCAATTATTTTTATAAAGAATTCAATAGTAATTATAAAGAATTGAATTATTTTTTTTAAATAAAAAATTTATAAAGAATAATATTTAATCAAAAATAAAAGTAAAATATTAAAGTAAATTTTTTATTTTCAAAAAATAATGAATTCAATTTTACACACAAAACAGAAATGAGTAAATGAGCGAGTTTTGAGTATTTATATTTAAATATTATGATAATAATTAATAAGTATAATAATAAGAAATGACAACAGAAAATTATAAATGTAAATATTGTATATATAATAGTAATAGATTATATAATTTCAAACGACATATGATGACAAAACATAATGAGCACAATGACAATATTTTTATTAATGATAATAATAATCTGGTTATTGATAGTAAAAAAATGGTTAATGATAATAATAATTTGGTTATTGATAGTAAAAAAATGGTTAATGATAGTAATAATCTGGTTAATGATAATAAATGTAGTAAATGTAATAAAATTTTATCATCAAAACAATATTTAAAGAGACATTTATTAATTTGTAAAGGTGTTTCTAATCCTCTCGAATGTCATTTATGTCATAAAATTTTATCTGATTATAGTTCAAAATGGAAACATTTAAAAACTTGTATAAACAAAGATATTACTACTTCTAATGAATTAATAGAAACTAATAATAATAAAAATGAAATAATAACTTTAAATAATATAATTACTAATAATAATTCAAATAATATTATAAATAATAATTCAAATAATACTATTACTAATTATAATATACATTTAGTATCATATAATAAAGAAGATAGAACAATAAAATTTGATATTAATCATTTGAATAAAGATTTAATATATAAATTAAGAACTATGCACGAAAATGATGCATTTGATCATTTCTGTTATAAATTATTTCAAAATAAGAATAATCAAATGGTTGTAAAAACTAATTTAAGACATATTTATTCAAATGTTCATTTGGGTTTTAACATTTGGGAAAAAATGATAGATAATAATATATATCATATAATAATTTATTATATTTCTGAAACTATGAATAAATATATTTATGATAATACAACTATAGAAGAAAGGGATGACAAAAAAATGTCTGAAATATTATTTTATATAAAAATGATGTCTTCAAAAACGATAATGGATAAATATCCAAGAAAATATGAGAACTATTATAAAAATAATATTGAAAGTCTTAAATTAAAATTCAGCGAATTTATGAAAGACGATGATATTGATATATAAAGATAAGAATAAATTATCTTTAAATAATTTTTATTTAAGAAAGATGTATAAAGGTAATACTATTCGTTCTGTTGGTTATAATCTTAAAACTGATAGAAATTTTATTATCATCGATGACCAAAAAATTAAAATTAATAAACTAGTAATTTCATCTTATAAGAATTATAAAATGAAAAAAATATAAAACGGATTATGAAATTGATTATTAATATTTTTGTTATTTAAAGAAAAATTATATAAAGATAAGAATAAATTATTCTTAAATATCTTTCTATTAAATAAAAATGATTTATTTATAAATTTTAATCTAAATAATAAAAATGGAATATATTTATTTATTACAAGAAAGAGAATTTATTAAAACTAATGAACCTATTTATAAAATTGGCAAAACTAAACAAGATAATTTAAAACGTCTTAATAATTATCCCAAAGGTTCATCATTAATTATACAAATCAAATGTAATGATTGTAATAAATATGAAAGAATTATATTAAATAGATTTAAAGAAAAATTTATTCAGAAAAGAGAAATTGGTAATGAATATTTTATGGGTGATTGTAATGATATGATTGATTTAATATTTTCAATTATAAGAATTGAGAATATTAATAATGATAATATTAATAATGATATAGAAGAATATAAATCTTATTTTCCTCCATTAACTAAATCAGAACATATTAAGAATATTAATTCTAAATTAATAATTAATAATTATACTAATGATTTTAATACTAATTTAAATAACAATTATATTATAAATGATAAATTTATTAATAATTTTACTTTTGAAAGAATTGATTATATAACTATTGATGAAATGATTAAAATAATATCAAATGATGAGAATAATATAATACAAACATATATAAATTATAAATATTTCAATAATAATTTTCCTGAAAATTTTAATATAAAATATACAAATGATAATAAATATTTAATAAAAAAGAATAATAATTGGAAAGAAACAGATATTAAATATTTAATTGATATATTATTTGAAAAGAATTCATTGGAAATTTATAATTATTATTATAATAATAAATATGAAATTGATAATATAATCAAACAGGATTTAAATGAAAAAATAAATAAAATAAATAATTTAAATAGAACTGTAATAAAAAATATAAAGAATGATATAAAAGAAATGATAAAAACTACATCATTTAATAAATTTTATATATAAGAACAAGAATAAATTATCCTTAAATAATTTGATTTTTATAAACAATATGCATATTTTTTATTTTCTTCATAACTATGATTCATCATATCACATATTTTTCTATGTTCTTTTTCTGTTAATTCTTTTTGTTTTACTAAATAATTTATATATGTTGAATAATAATGTCGTAATTCTACCGCTGATATTGATATATCATATATTTTACTAAATATTCTCATTATATGTATTGATAAATTTGATGATGTATATTGTTTATTATCATTATCTAATAATAAACTTCCCGTTATTCTATCATTTATATAATTTTTAATTAATATATCTAATTCATCTGGTACTATTATTTTTTGTATTTGTTTCGTTTTTGTTCTGTTATAATAAAATGTTTTATTATAATAATAATTATTTCTTTTATGTATTAATATTTTATCTTCTGTTAATGGTTCTTTATCTATTATCATCATTCTTAAATAATCAATTGGACGTCTCACTGGTAATAACATAAATAATCCAAATATTAATTTTTCTCTCGGTGTTAAATAATTTTTATCATTATCTGTTTTATTATCATTAAAAGTATTTAATATTTTTAATACATCATCAATATTAAATGATAATTTATTATATTTTATATAATTTTTATCTTTTAATTCTACATTTGCCCTCGATTGTTGATATTCAATTTGTTTTTGAAGTATATATGGATATATTCTTTTTATAATTGGTGCATAACCCATTATACGTGTTAATATTGAATATAAATATTGTAATTCATTCTTATTTAATTCTTTTATAAAATTATATAAATCAGTTTTAAGAAATTCTAATTCTTTATTTATTATATTTGTGTCATATTTATCATTTGATAATAATTTTAATAATTCTTTTTTAAATATTTCTGAAAATTCACTTTTACTATATTTTTTATAAGTTTTATTTAAACTATTATAATATAATTTTATCGTCTGAGGTTGTAATATTGATTTATTTAATCTATTTAATCTTTTTTTTAAAGGTTTATAAATTATAAATCCTGATTTATCAATATTTATTATATTTAAATCTATTAAATATTTTGGTATTTTTATTCTCTTTTTTATTTCTTCTTTTCTATCTTCTATTTCTTCAATATCTGCTTCTATTTCTTCTATATCATCTTCATTTTCTTCTTCAATTTCTTCATTTTCTTCAATATCTTCTTCTTCAATTTCTTCTTTTTCAATTGGTTCTTTAATTTTTTTATAATATTTTTGATTTTCTTCGTGTCGTAATTGTTTATATTTTTCTGGATTTTCTTCTTTAATTTTATCTCTTCTTCTTCTTGAATATTCTGTACTTGTCAATGGCATTTATAATTTTAATTATTTATTATAAATTATATTAAAATCATTTTTTAATATAATAATTACCCATACTACTTATAATGTTATAACAATGACTATAACTATAACATTAAAGAAAAAATAATTTAATCATCTTTTTTATTTCTATTTCGTTTTATTATTGTTTTTTTATTTTCATTATATTCAATACTTGAAATCAATGTTAATTTATTATATTTAATTTCTATCTTTTCATCTATATTATCCTGAATTAAATCTATATGAGATACTATAATAATATTATTGAAATATGATAATAATGAATTTATAAATGATGGAATAATTGATAAATTATATTTATCAAAATTTATAAATGCTTCATCTATAAATAATTGATTACATCTTATTTCATATTTATTCATAAATAAACTCATTCTCAATGCCATTGAAATTACGAATTGTTGATAACCAGATGCTTGATTTATTGATATTATCTGTTTTGTATTTTCACTTTCTTTTCTTTCTATACCATTATTGTAATCGTTATTAATTAACCAATTAATATGAATTATATCTTTTAATACTGTTATTATATAATCTAATTTAAATGGTTTTGTTTCTTTATGACATAATGTTTTAATTATCTTATTTGCTCTTTCTGTTAATTTATTTAATACATATTTATCATACATTTCAATTCTAAATGCTTGAAAATTTATTATTATTGTTTCTAATATTTCTATTGTATTATCCAAATCATTTATTATTTCATATAATCTTATATAATTATCTCTATTTTCCTTATTATATACATTAATAGTTGATTGTTTTATTAATTTATCATTTAATTCTTTTATTTCTTTTTCTTTTGTTTTTATCTTATCATTTAATTCTAATTTTATTTTTATTAATGGTTTCTTATTATTATTAGACATATATTCATTATATTTATCATATATATCTAATAATTCATTTATTTTAAATAATTCATTCGTATTTATGATTTTTATTTTATTATCGTATTCAATCCATTTATTATAATTATCTTTCAATTCTAAATATTTATCAATACGAGGTTTAAT